TGTTGGTAAAATGTTGAAATCTAAGTAAATAAATTCAGCTGTTTTCGTTGGTTGGATATAAATCGCACCTACTAATTGATTTCTGTCAATTACATCTGCTGTGTTATTACTATCATCCATTACTACTTTAAATGCAAACAAACCTTGACGTTGTTGAACACTTTCTAAATATGGATTTACTTGGCTTAAGAATTGGTTTCTTGTAGCTGCTGTATTTTGTTCAAATACTAGATTATCTGAAATTTGGGAAATAAATCCTTTTAATTCAATCAATAATCTTCTTACATTTACTCTATCTAAAGCACTTGCTTGTGTTTGTAGTGTTTTTTGTCCAAATACTACAACTCCTCTTCCTGGGAATGTTGCTATTGGATTTACTTTACCTGTGTATAAAGTATCTCTATTAGCTTGAGTTAATTTACGTTCTGCTTGTCTTACATTTCCCATTCCACCTCTATTAATACCTGCAGGTGCAAACCATGCTTCTGATGTTCTATCATTATTGGCATAAACACCTGGTATCATTGTTGAAGCTGGAACAAATACTAATTGTCCTGAATCCGGATCAGTAACTTGAACCCATGGCCAGTAACTAGCTACATATGAACTATCTTTATCTTTCGCAGTTGATGTTGCAAGAGCTATAGTTGAACCATACCCTACAAGATCCATTACAACAATAGCATCTCCTCTATTTTCAGTATTTGAAATTAATGTATTTAATGGTGTTTTCTGATCAGCATTTTCATAAATTAAACCTGGGGCTGTAATTAAATTATATCTATAATCATCTTTATTAGCTAATAAATTAAGAGCAGTTGTATAATTAGCACCTTTTAACCCTTGTGAATCTGTAGCACTAATATCACTATAATACTTTCCTGTTCCTGTTAAAATATCTCCTGTAGCTGCACCAAATGTGCCACTTTGTGCTGTTGGTATTGAAGATGTGAATGCATTTTTAGCAACACCATTATTATCAAAATAATCTGGTGTTTTTTGAGTTACTGAACTTACTCTTACAAATCTTGAACCATTTGGATAATTACCTGTTGTTTGTAAATAAACATCAGTTCCTGATCCTTGTACTGTTTGGGTTTGATCTCCAATTACTCTAGCTACATAATTTGGAGCTTTTGGATCTAATGATACATTTGTAAATGTTTCTAATACTACTTTATTTTGATTAGTATCATCACCTCTTCTAATTATTACACTAAATACTCCGTTTGCTAAATCAGGATTAACAATTTCCCATCTTACATTGTCTGTAGTACCACTAGGTAAAGAACCGTTAGTTCCTTCAGTTGAAGTACTATTCATGATTTCACCTTCTCCTAAAGTTTCTAATGTAAATACATTTGGAATAGATCCTGTTTGAGAAGCTACAGCAGATGAAGAAGCAGCACTGAATGAACCTGATGCTACTTTAGTTACCAATAATGAAGTACCTCCGTTTTGGAAATAGTTATAAGCTGATATACTAGTTAAGAATGAATATTCATCTGAACCACTAGTAAATGTACTACCAAAATTAGCTAAATATTCGCTATAAGTAGTAACTAGTGTAGGAATATCTACGTTACCTTTTACAGTAGGTCCTACAATTGCCGCACCAGCTTGTACTGGTTGTGAGGTGATTTGTGAAGAGTCATTTTCTCTTGCTAATACACCTGGGGAAATTAATGTTTCTGCCATTTTATGTTTATTTTATGTTTTATTATAAATATACAAAAACTATTCAAAATTTTATCCTTTCGGTAAAAATTCGCCAGATTCTAAAGAAATGGTTCCATCACCATACTTTTTCTCTAGTTCTTGAGCTATAACCTTTTCTTGTTGCTGTAACTGTTGCAAATTTGATTTAATTTGATCTTTTTGTAATTGAAGGTTCATAATTTGTATTTCTACATTACCTGCATTTATTGTAAGATCTTCAAATTGTTGTTTTAATTTTTTTATTTTACTAATTTCTTCTTGAGTTAAAACTTTTTTTTCCATGACTATAAATATTTAATTTTTATTTTAAAGTAATTTTTCTTGAATAACTACAGTAGTTTTATTATTAAACTTCTTAATAGAAGATAATTGATTTTGAGTTGTTTCAGGAACTGTATACCCATATAGTTTTAAACTAAATGTTGCTTTAACTACTCTTTCTCCACCCTGAATTAGTTCTATGGGTGTAGCAAAAGAATCAATCATAGATTTAAATTTAAATTTTTCAGGATCACCCCAATAGCTATCAGAAGCGTAATTAAATGCTTCTATTAATTTATTTAATTGTTCTACATAATAAGTTGATATAATAAAATCATATGTGATAGTAACATAATCTGGAACTACTACAGCATAATATTCTTTTTGCGGTATTTTATTATTTAGAATATTAAAATTATCATATGCATTGTTTTTAGAATATGATTTTGTAAAAACATTTATATTATTAGGAAAGTTAGAATCTAATTTATTAGCTAAACTACGATTTTTTTCAATACTGTTACGTTTAAAAGTAATAAGAGGCATCATAATTTTACCTTTACTATCTCTATAGTAACCATCTTTTTGAATTTGTTTCCACTTTTCAGGAGAACCATATATTACAGGAACTTTTTGAACCACACCGTTTTGTTGAACAGTTGGTTTAATAATATTTTCCATATAATAAAATAGAGCTTCATCTATTTCTTTAAATCCTAAAGAAAATGGTTTAACAGTATCACCTTTAAAAGATACTTGTTCACCCCTATTTAATTTAACAGCATCATTAGGATTACCTGCAGTTTCTCCTGTTTCAGGGTCAACATAAGGTTCATGTTGTGAAACACTAAGTTCTCTTTGTGTTTTAGGTATTGGTTTTCTTCCTCTTTCTGCCATTATAAAAATCTTTCTCTACTAATTCCCGCCTTATCAGCTGGTACATAGTGGGTTTCACAAATAATTGAAATAGAAGAACCAAAGTCTTCCAATCCAGGATTTAATGGGTTTACATCATTTGGATAATCTGGATTTTTACCAACAAAGTATTGATTTGAACTTACATTATCTACTTCGTAATATCCATCTTGATATAATATAATATCACCTACTTCAGGAACCAAATCAGCACCATAAAGAGCTGTATCTATATTGAAATCTTTATTTTTATCTAGTAAATCATCTCTAAGGAATCTAAATGTAGCACCCCAACTAAAATCAGTACCTAAATCTGTTTCAGGGTATTGTTGATCAGTTCTTTCTATTATGCAATCAAGTAAAACAGGACCCATATAATACTTTTCTTCAGCAGCTTCACCATAGATATTAACCTTAGTTTCTTCTAATTTATATTTGTAGAATGCACATTGTTGGGTGATTATATCTCCCATCAATTCTCGGCTAATGTGTCTAAATAGACTTATATCTCTTTTTGCTCCAAATAATGCCATATTACGCTATATATATTGGTTGAGGAACTTGATTTAATTCCTTTTGTCTGTATTCTGTTTCTAATGATCTTCTTTCTAGTAATTTTTCTCTAGATGTTTCATCTAAATATGCTCTTAATCTATCAATTAATGCTGTTTTTTCTGCTGTAGCTGATGATAACAAATCTTGTTGGTTCATAGTTACTTCAGAGCCCGGTATAGGCACTGTAGTATATTTACCACGAACATATCCTAACATTTCTTTACTTAACGTTAAAGCGTATTCAAATATCCAACTTCTACCAACTGAATTGATATAAGTGTAAACTGGGTTAGTATAAGGAACATTAGATACATTTGCAATTGAACCTGTATTTCCTGATATACTGTTTGCTAATCTTTCAGATTTAAGTAAAAATTGGAAATATAATTTTGATACTGAACCATCAGGAATAGGAAATAATCTTAGTTTATTATTTTGAACTTCAAATGAATAGTTAGATCTTCTAACTGTATCACTCATTTCTATTTGTTGAATTACCTGTAGATCATAGTTAAGGGGCATTAATACAAAATTAATAGCAGGTGAATATCCACTCCACCCAAAACTATCCATTACATTCATTACTCCAGCTCCAGTACCTGCATATGGATCAAAGAATTTTACAATTGCAGGGGGGGATTCATAAAATACTCTTTTAATTTCTAAATCTTTATTTTTATACCCTTGACTAACTGCCCAAGCATTTAAATCATAATCTTGAACTGAAGATGTTAATGCAATTGAACCTGTATGCCAGTCTACATTACCACCTGTTCCAGCTTCTGTACCATATTGTTCAGAAAGTTTAATAATTACTCCCATGTTAGGAGTAACTGCTGAAAATGCTAATGAAGAACTACCATTTATATTAGGAATATCACTTGAAATAGTAACTCCTTCTAAAGACAAGTAATCTTGTCTTACTTTATAGGCATATACTTCATTGCCATATATAGTTACTGCTTCTTCGAAAGCAGTATAAAAATTTAAATCTTGAAGTTCTACATCTACAATAGGATATCCTAGCCGACGAGCTGCAAATGTTGCGAATTTATCTGCATCTTGTTGGAATTGATAATCATTATCATAGAATCCGAAGGGGGTATTGCCTGGAAAAAAATTACTTGAACCAGGCCAAATTGGTACGTTAGCCATGCCTTTTTGTTATAAATATATAAAGAAATTAGAAAAATTATTAATAATAAATCTAATATTTAAACAAAACTATATTTCATCTTCACGAGCTAATCGAAGTTCTTTAAGTCTTTGTTTTTCTAACCATTTGATATATTCTTCAGGTGGTTCTGTACTCCAATCCCAACCCTCAAAAGAATCAGGTACACCATTTTTTAGTACAGTACCATCAGGGAATCTAATTTCATCACCTACGTACCAACTATCGTTTTGTATGTCCTCTCTATAATACATTTTATTTTATTTTTTATGAAACTACTACTGTATATCCTTTATTAGTTGCTATAGATGTAGTGCAAGATGCTGCACCTGGATTTCCAGTTATTGTGATTGTTTGCGTTCCACTTGCAGTCCCTAATGATGTAAACAATGCATCTAATGCTGTTGCACCCATTCTACAATCTATAATACTAAAACCACTTTGACAATTTGGTAAAATTAATTCTTCTAAAAAATTACAACCACCAAAAGGTCTGCTACTAGTGGTCGCATTCATTGATGTTGGGTTAGCTGGGAAACTTGAAAAAATTAATTTCTTACTTGTGGAATTGTTAAATAATCTCCTAACATTTGTCGCAGTACAAGCTATTGTGCCAGTTACTTCAAAAGTTGAACTATAAAACCTATCAATGCCATTATTGCCAATTGTTATGTTGCCTATTGCAGATGCGTTTGTAGAACTTATTTTAGAATTAATAGAATTAATATTTTTCAATCGTGCATTATTAAATGTTCCTCCAATAACATTATCTAAATCTTGATTTATACTAACACCATTTTGAACGCCATAAATGTTTATAGGTGATGGGCATATGAATTGCTCAAGATTTAAGTAAGAAAGGTTATCCCAACATCTTGTTTTTGTAGTGCCTTGATTTGTGCATTCTATAATTCGTAAATAAGGATTTTTGTGTATTTGTATTCTTGGATATAAACCAGCAAAACTACATCTAATATCTGCAAACATATTATTATCTAACTCCCAAGTAGTTTCACGTGTTAAATTTGCTACTTGTTCTGCTTTAAAAATTACTTGCTTGTAGTTTCTGTTTGTGCCATCCTCTGTATAAACATTAACTGCACCTCCTAAACTTGAATAATCATATGTATAAGTTTGTGGGCTACCATTTGATGTTACTGTAGTGCCATCATTTTCAAAATCCCACTCTATTCTACCACTATTAGCTTCTACTCGCATTACATTTTGCCCATTCTCAAATACAAAAACTAAACCATATAAAACTTTATCTACGATTGTAGGCATCGTTAACCATTCAGTTGGTCTTTGCCATTCTGTTGAGGCTGGTGGTTGCACTTTTATGTATAATTCACTCATTATCGGGTTATATTTAAATTAATTACTGAACTTACACTAGCTGTTACGTCAATCGCAGTTCCAATTGTTATAGCGTTTCCTAGCGTATAAGGTGAACCTGAACTTGTAATATTTGTTGTTGGGGAACCCGTAACATTTGTAACACTATCTATTGATAAATTGTAGGGAGCAAATAATCTTGTACTTAATTGTCCACTTGTAAAATCTAATGTAAATATTGAATTAGCTACAGTTCCAATTATACGATTAAATGAACCTGTATTTGATATTACATTTGCACTTGAACTTATATTACCCGAAGATGTTATATGGGTAATACCTGTTATTGAATTAGTTGTTTTATTATATGTAAATCCAGCATCACCCCCAAACGATCCTCCATCATTAAATTGAACTTGTGTATCTGATCCTCCAGGTGAACCACCTCCACCACCACCTGCATTTAAAGCATGTGATGCTGTAAGGGCATATGAAGCAGATACTACACCTGTGATTCCACTTCCTCCTCCTACAAAAGCATTAGCTGTTACATTTCCACTAGCACTTATATGGCTACTACCAGTAATAGGTCCTTCACTATTAAATCCCTCAGGTCCTACTTCTAGTGATAAAAACTCACCTTTACCTGCTCTTACTTTAGTACGAGCTCCAGTATTACTTAATACATTTAATCCTGTAGAATTATCAAATTTTAATCGACCTGTTTGATTACCTGTAGTTTTATTTCTAAATTCTATAGTATCTTCATCAGTGATTATATGATTGAATGCTCCTGTTGTAGCAGTAATAATTCCATTAACGGCACTACAGCTTATATTACCTGAAGCTGTTATATTTCCAACAGTGTCTATTTCAAATACAGAAGATTCTGGTCCGACTAGCGCATCAGAAGGGGAAATATAAAAAGTATTTCTAGCTCTCGCTAATCCAATTGAATATTCTTGCCCATTTGATGATGCAGACATATGTAAACCTACATCTCTAGCAGGAGATCCATGTTGTGAATATAATTTAATATTTGCACCCTGTGTTCCTCCTACAGCTAACTGTGTAAATGAAATTGATTCGTTTTCTGTTGCATTACCTATAAAGTTTTGTACTCCGTTAACAAATAAACCTGATGATGATAAACCTCCACTAGCACTGATGTTAGTTGCAATTACATCCCCACTAGCACTTATGTTAGTTGCAATTACATCCCCACTAGCACTTATATTAATTGATGCTGTTATATTACCTCCTACTGTAAAATTTGGGGTACCATTAAAATTATAACTAGATCCTCTTGCATTCCAAGGTTTTAATGAATTTCCAAATGTTCCTATAAACGCAGCACTAGAACTTATATTACCTGATGATGTTATGTTTGTAAATGTTGATGTACCTGTAAATACAGCGGGTCCAATATTTGTAAATGTTGATGAACCTGATACTGTTAGTGAGCCTGTAATTACTTGATTACCTACAAAATTATTTGAACCTGTTGTTGCTAATGAACCTGTATCAACTGAACCTGAAGGTCCTGCTGAACCTGAAGGTCCTGCTGGTCCTTGTGGTCCTGATTCACCTGGAGTAGCAACCTGTATAACATTAGTTATAGGTTGTGTTATACTAACCGAAGTATCATCAGGGTTAACAACTGTTATTCTGTTATTATCCGGCTGAATATTAACAGTATTAACATCAGAGTTTATTTTTATAGAATTACTAGCCATATTAATAGGTAACTTGTTGAGATAAGTTTATTCTTCCTTCTAAAATTCGGGTTCTAATACTCCCCGAAGTTAACTCAATATCATAATAAGCTGGTGTTGTGAAGGTTAAACCATCAGTAAGAGCCCAACCAACATATACTCCTACACTTCCCGAAGAAGGTGGGGTAGATAAATTACTTCCTGAAATGCTTAAAAATGCACTACCTGAAGGTTTACCACTAGCATATTGTGAACCTGTTAGGGAAGTGAATGCTAAATAAGTTGTTCCACTACCACTGTATGTGGAACGAATACTCATAGCTCCTGTATACCCTGTAAGATCTATTGGATTATTTGATGAGTCTCTATATTGTAATTCAAAGTCTACAGTAGTACCTTGCTCTATAGTAAAAGAATATTTACCTGCTGCCATTATTATTTTTGTTATAAATATTGGAAGAAGTTGAAGAGTATAATTATTTTTTAGAACCGTTCACTATACCTCTATCTGCAGCTTCCTCATATACATCTAGTAAATCATCTACAATAGCATTTCTATGGTTAGTCATTAATGTAATTGCACACATTCTTTTTATTTTTTTAGCTGCTGTGTATAAAAATTTAAACCCAGATTCTTTTCTAGATTTTAAATCTACCTGATAATCATCACCACATATAATCATTTTAGATCTTAATCCTATACGAGTTACAATCATTTCCATTTGGTTATGGGTAACATTTTGGGCTTCATCTACAATAACACAACTATCGAGGAAAGTTCTACCTCGCATAAAAGATACAGGAACAATCTCTATTTTTCCATCTTCAATACATTTTTCAATTTTTTCTTTATTATATAAAGCATACATATTTTGATAAATGGGTTGAACCCAAGGATCCATTTTTTCCCTTAAATCGCCTGGTAAGAATCCAATATCTTCTTTAGATACAGTTGGACGTGTGATAATAATTTTTTCATATTCTTTCCGAAAGAGACCATCTAATGCAATTTGACATGCTAGCATTGTTTTTCCTGAACCTGCTTTACCTGCTAATAATGTAAGAGTATTATTTAATATTTTAGCTTTAGCTTCTTTTTGTTCTTCGTTTAATTGAAGTCTAAATTTAATGGGATTTTTTAAAACTTTCTTTTGCCTGTGAGGCGTTTTTATTGAATTCGATAACATATTTTTTTTGTTATAAATATTGCAATAGCAAAAAATAAATCAATATATTTTCAAAGGAAGATAATATTCTTTATGATTAAAGTAATTATTTTGGATTGGGTTAACTTTATATTTTGTATAACTAACTCCATCAATCCCATAAATGTTTTTTTCTTGAGGTATTGAATTCCACCAAGTAACATGAGAATTAGGTTTAGCTAAATCTTCAACAACTTTCCCAAATTTTAAAAAATTAAGGTCACCATAAGTATCAAAAAATATTCCATCATATTTCCCTAATATATCCAAACATTTATACCAATCTTCTTCAATTATTTTTACTCCAGGTTTATCTTTAGCCCATTGTCTTGCCTTTTGGGCAACTTGAGGATGGATTTCAATTATAGTATGTGTTTTTGGGTTATGGGATTGAATGAAGGTAGCTGAAATACCCATCCCAAAACCAAACTCTAAAATATCACCTTTATTATGACATACAAGTTTTGAATGTGCTTTCATCAATGAAGTTTCCCAATCCATCATAACATATTCTAAACCATCTCCAGTTCCAGAGGGAAATGTCAATTGTGTATCATCAAAACTTAATATTTTATCTTTCACTATGAAGTTGTTATTGTTATAGTTAAATTACTTATTCTTCTAAGATTTTTATAACCCATTTACAGATTTAAAAATAAAATTTACCATATATTACTTTATTATAAATATTGCAATAGCAATAAAAAAGCCCCGCTTTCGCGAGGCTTTCTTAAAAATCTATTTTAGGTTAGATTATAGAGTGTTTAAACCACTAACTTCAATCTTACCGTAAAATTCTGGACGAACCACTTTCTTCGCGTAACGTGTCAATAGACCTTTACGTGGAGTAAATGTATCCGGATCATATACCATTGGAGTCATAATCAATGGAATGTATGGAGCAAATACTGCACCAGCTTCCAAGAACTGACTACCTCTGAATCCCATTAAAATGGTATTTTCAGTCATGTATGGATTTTTGTAAACTGTGTATCTGTTATTGATAGCACCTGCTTTCTGTACACCGAATGCATAAGAAGCTTTACTTACATCACCATCAGAAGTACTTGCATATCCTGGGATAGATTCTAAAACAGTAGCTACTGTTGGAGAACATACTAAGAAATTAGCACCACCTCTAAGAGTTTTCTGATGTATAATATTGCTTAATTTTTGCATTTTAGTTCCTAAAGTTTGGAACCATTGTCCTTGTGAATTGTAGAAACCTAAATCAACATCAAATGCAGTTGCACCAGCATTGATAGCTTTGTTGTTTTGAGCTGACCAAAATTCAGTTGTTGGAGCTGCTTCAATTAACATATCAAGAATTTCTAAGTCAATTTCTAATGAAATGTACTCACTCATGATTGAAGTTAATTCAGCTTCAGCATCTAGTGAATGGTAAGCGTTCAAATCTTGAGCGAACTCAGGAGTCCAAACAGCTTTCAATTTTCTAGTTTTAGCTACGATAGCTTCACTTGACATCTGAATATTAATTTCAGGTATATCAAATGGAGTTGGTGTAGCATTATTATTATTCAAATCAGTATTTCCAGCTTCGAAATCACCTCTTAAGTTATCCGTAGGTAATAATGTAAATGTAACTTTATAATTACTAGCAATTTGATCAGGAACATCTGATGTTGGAGCTAGAAATACTATATTACCACTATCAACTTTTGTAAAAGCAGAAACTTGAATAGGTGTTGTTGAAGTTGATCCTGAAAATAATTGGAAACCACGAACAGCTGTTGCATCTGCATTTGATAATTGAGTAGCAGCAATTGTTACTACTTCGTAAGTACCATAAGATGATGAATAATCAGAATCAAAATCGAAATCAGCCCAAGTAGCAACAGCAGAACCTGTTGTTCCTGTAG